CTGGCTGACGCGGTCGAAGCCCATCGCTTCGGCCTTTGTCATCGGTGGTCGCTCGCGCTCTTTGCGCGGACGGCGGCTCACAGTTCAACCTCCGGCTCTGGGCCGAGATCAGCATCAGGAGCTTCACCGAGGTCATTCGTGGGCACTGGCCCTAGATCAATCTCAGGCTCCGGCCCTAGGTCGATTGGTGGGGGAACTGGGAGCGCTGGCATTGGCTCCTCGGGAAGTGTCTCATCCTGAGCCTTGCGGCTCTTTCTGCGACGCGTGTTGACGATCAGCCTCTTTTTGGGCATGGGTCTCTCCGATCATGCCGCTTTCGCGGCGGGTAGTCCCAGGGCACCGTCTTGGCACGTTGCCCTGGGCTTCGTTTCAGCTGAGGACAATCGCCTCTTGCTGCACTTTTGGTTGCATGGCCGCGATCACGGTCTCCAGCGCTCGGGCGGCGATCTCGCACTCGGTTGAGTACCAAGTGCTCTTGACTGCTGTCCATTTCTTCTGAGCATCGAGCCAGAAGTCACGCTGGAACTCTAGCTCACTTCGTGGGTCGCTCTCGGGCTTGCGTGGTGGGGAACTCTTTAGGGGCCTCGGGAGGCTCTTGGGATCAATGCTCTTGTCTGCCTCGGGCTCCTCGGTCATCTTGGCTACGAAGTCCAGCTCGTCGAACATGGCGCTCTGGTGCTGCTTCTCTGCGAGCTCGGCGACTACGAGGCGGAACCAGGAGGCTGATGGGCGCTCCTTACCGCTGAAGGTCTGGAGAGCTACGAGCTGGTTCGTCTCACTCAGCCCGGCGTCTGCAACCATCTCCGCGTAGCTCAGTGGGAGCTGGCCGCTTCTCACAAGGGTCTGAACCGTGCTCATTAGGCGGCAGAGCTTCAGGCGGGAGCGCACTCGGCTCCCGGAAACTCCGGCTTGCTTGGCTACTTCCTCTTCGCTGAGTTTCAGGACTCGAACCCGAACCTCGTAAGCTCTCGCCTCATCCATCGGGTCTAGGTCAACTCGGGCGGTGTTCTCTGCGAGCATCAGAGCAGAGGCATCGGCATCATTGACATCGAGGATGAAGGCGGGGACCTTCTCCCAGGGGATGAGCTGGACTGCTCGGAACCGGCGCTCTCCGGCGATGATCTCGTAGCCATCGCCGCGTGGCCTGACGCTGATAGGTTGCAGGAGCCCGTGGTCGCGGATGCTCGCGGCAAGCTCCTCAAGCTGCTCACGCTTGAAGACGGTACGGTCGTTGCTACCTGGCACGATCTTGGTGATCGGCAGGAGCTTGGGGGCGGTAGGCTTCGCGGGACTCACGATAGCCGGGGGGACTGAAGGTGCTGACATTGGTCTCTCCGAGATGTAAAATTGACGATGCGGATCTCTCCGATCCCGCTGAGAGGTGCTTGGAACCGCCTCTCAGAAGGCACAACCCTCGCGGTGCTCTTTGGGCAAAGTGGGGGTTGTGTTGTTTCATCTTCTTAATTCTACCGTATTGTATATCATAATGCCAGTTAATACAGCATTATATACCGATATTTCGCGCGAAATATCACGTCAGCAAGCATGGCTGGGGTCTTTACCTAGCCACTCCAAAAGGCGCAAAAATGGAGAATAAACCTCAGTCAGACAGCCCATCTCGTTGGCAACCCAAGGTTGGAAGAAATACTAAGCTGACACCGGAGCTGATGTATAAACTTGCCGCCCATATTGCTAGTGGACAGTACGTTGAAACTGCCTGTGGCCTGTGCGGAGTAACCTCAGCATCGTTTAGATCATGGACACGTAAGGCCAAAGAGATTGAGGAAAGGCTAGGAGAGAACGAGCCTGCCACAGGTGAAGAAGAGTTATTTCTTTCGTTTCTTTCGGCACTTACGAGTGCGCGCGCGGAATCTGTAGCTCGCTCAGTCGCAAATATTAAGGCTGCTGGCAAATCAGATTGGCGAGCTGAAGCCTGGTACTTGGAGCGAACAGAACCAGCCTTATTCGGCTCGGTGGAGCGGCACGTCCATGAATTTGGAAAATCTAGCGACGAGCAACTTGTCGCCGAGACAGCGCGCCTGCTTGGAGGAGATCTCGCGCAGGCTCTCGGAAAGGCACTCGGCACGCGATCCGGAGAGACTGAGACCGAGGATCAAGAACGAGGATAGCGAACTCGCACGCGAGCACCTAGCGCACTTCACGCGTCAAGCTTGGCACATCCTAGAGCCCGCTACGACCTATCTCCACAACTGGCATGTGGACTGCATCAGCGAGCATCTCGAAGCTGTCAGCGCTGGGCAGATCAAGCGGCTGCTGGTCAACATTCCCCCTCGCTACATGAAGAGCATCAGCATCACCATCATGTGGCCGGTCTGGGAATGGATCAAGCGCCCCGAGCTACGGTACCTCTTCGACTCCTACTCTGAGGATCTCATGCAGGAGCACAACGTTGCTCGGCGCACGATCATCGAAAGTGAGTGGTACCAGTCTAGGTACTCAGACAGCTTCCAGCTCCGCAAAGACGATAACCGCAAATCGCAGTTCACCAACACGAGCCGCGGTGTGATGATCGCAAACCGCTCTGCCACGGGCAAGGGTGGCAACCGCGTCATCATCGACGATCCGCTTGACCCACAGCAAGCCTATAGCGACGCCGAGCGCGAGGCAGCCAACCGGCGCTTCAAGATCAAGCTCTCGAACCGTCTCAACAACAAGAAAGAAGACGTGATCGTCGTCGTCATGCAGCGCGTCCACGAGAAGGACGTGAGTGGTGAGGCGATGGCCCAGGGCTATCACCACCTCAAGCTACCGGTCGAAGTTCAGAAGCGCGTGATCGTCCACTTCCCGATCTCAGGGCGCATCATCGTACGAAAGCCTGGGGAGCTGCTTTGGCCAGAGCGCGAGGGGCCCGACGAGATCGCGGCAGCAAAGCGTGCTATGGGCACGTGGGACTTTGCTACTCAGTACCTCCAAGAGCCTGCTCCTATCGAGGGTGGCATTCTAAAGCGCGATTGGTGGCGATGGTACCGACAGACCCCCGGCCGCTTCGATGAGATCATTCAGAGCTGGGATCTCGCCTTCAAAGACAACCTGACCAGCAAAGACAAAAAGGTCAAGGCCAGCGATATGGTCGCCGGTCAAGTTTGGGGACGGCGCGGCGGCGAGTACTTCCTCCTGGACTACGTGTGTGAGCGCATGAGCTTCACCGCCACGATCCAGGCGATTCGTTCTATGAGAGCCAAGTGGCCCAACGCTCGGAGGATCCTCATCGAGGACGCCGCCAACGGCCCGGCGGTCATGGACGCGCTCAAGAAGAAGCTCTCCGGCCTGATCGCGGTATCCCCGGACGGAACCAAGCTAGCGCGAGTGCACGCGGTTTCTCCAGAGGTCGAGGCTGGCAATGTCTACCTGCCGCTGGTAATGGACTCGGCTGGCAACTGGGGACCGCCAGAGTGGGCTGAAGACTTCGTTCGGATCTGTGCTCTCTTCCCGAACGTGAAAAACGACGACGCGGTGGACGCGTTCACACAGGCGCTACGGCGTCTCTCAAAGGGTGGCGTCGGCAAGGTTCGCGAGACCGACTACACCGAGGACAACCATGATGAGGACTGACCCATCAGACCGCCAACCGGCGGTCGGCGGTGAACCGATAGCTGCTCTCGCCCACGCCGAGCAGGAAGACGCGATGCAGGCAGCACGCGATGCCAACATCGTCGTCATGCTATCAGGCGAGATTTTCGCGACGCGGTATCGGAGCTCTCTGCTCTGGGACGGGCGTCCGGGCACTATGCTTGATCCAGAGCAATCGTACCGAGAAAGCCGCCTTCTCTATGGTCTGGTTGGTCAGTATCTCATTCTCACCGGCGCGACGCCTGGGCAGTATCCCAGCGAAACTCAGGAGCGATAAATGCGCAAAGACCCACAGACTAAGGCAACTCCAAAGCCGCCGCAACAGTTTGTTGTGCCAGGTTCGCCTCCGGTCAATCCCTCAGATTCCGGAACCGGTGAAGATGTTGAGCTTCACAAGGCCATCGAAGAAGAGCGTGCTGCAGCACTTCCTGAGGCCGATCAGCTCAAGCTCTATCGGCGCTACGCTCGAGGCAAGCAGACGATCAAGCTCACTGACCTACAAAAAGAGGTCGTAGGCCGCATCATCGGAAACCGCTTCTGCGATAACGTCGTGAGCATGGTGCTAGAGACAATTTCCAGCCGACTCCGCTTCAATCGGTTCACACTCGGGGAAGAGAGCGGGGACTCGGCTAAGAAAGCTCTTGCCTGGCTGGATGAGGTGCGACAGAAGAACCGCTGGGCGGATCTTGCCAACAAGGTGCACTGGGCGATGCTCCGCGACGGAGACTGCGCGGTGTGTGTCGGCTGGAAGTCCGGGCAGATGCCGGGCGAGGGGCGGCCACTAGTCACCCGTGAGCCGTTTTGGGATGGTCAGAAGGGCGTCTTCATCGCTTATCACGACGATGGTCAGACGATCAAGTACGCGGTGAAGGACTGGCTCGAGTCGGACGGCACGGTGCGCCGAACGATCTACTACCCAGACCGGATCTACCGCTACATGAAGCCCAAGATCGGCAGCGACGCGTCGCCTAGCTTTGGGGCAACTGGCTGGATTCGCTACGCAGATCCAGGCGACCCGATCTACGAGATGGATGACGGCCAGGGCGGAACAGTCCTAACCCAGTGGCCGGTCATGTGGCTGGATCAGAAAGGGCAACCTCTTGGCGTCCCGTTCGTCCACTTCCCGAACCCGTACATTCCCAACGACGGCGACGCGGGAGACGACGATGATACTGATGTTGGCAAGGGCACCACAAACAAAGCCAAGGGTGGGGATTTCCATCCCAGCTATGGAGTGGCTGAGGGAGCCAATGGCCTCATCGGTCAGCAGGATCACCTCAACGCTGTGCACCTCGATATCGCCGTCGGTCGAAAGACAACGGCCTCACAGATGTACTACGCGACTGGCGTGGATGGTGAAGACGATCAAGGCAACCCGATCGCTTACAAGCCTCGGGCTGGGAAGATGCTCACCAGCGACAACGAGAACGCGGCGTTTGGAGTGCTTCCAGCCGGGGATCTCGGAGCGCTGATCGCATCGGTCGATGTGACTCTTCGAGCGGTCTCTCGCACCACAAAGGTTCCGATGCATACCTTCACGGGCGATTGGCCATCCGGTGCCGCGATGTACCAGAGCGAGAGCGGACTCAACTTCAAGTGCGAGCGAGTTAGCGAATCGGTGAAGCCGCACTGGGGAGCAGTCGGCTATCTCTGCTTCAAACTGGACAACACGTTCGGAACTGGCAGCTGGGATCTCAATGCGATCGTCGGAACCGAGTTCTCGCCCGTCGCGCGCCTAGATCCGCTTGTCATGGCCGAGCTGGCTAACTCGGTCGCGGGGCACGTCTCCGAGAGTGAGTACCTCCGGCTGATTGGCTACGAAGAAGCCGACGTGGTGCGCATCATGGCCGAGCGTGAGGCTGATCGCAAGAAGCAGCTCGATCACGAAACTGCAATCGCTGATGCCGCTGCGAGGCGCTTCAACCGTGGCACCCTGCCACCCAACACACCGCCGCCGGTTCCCAGCCCTCCACCGGCGGCCTAACGCTCTGAAAGGAGCCTCACTTGGACAACGAAAACACCGCTCTCCTCGACATCACCGAGGAGGAGCTGGCCGCTATCTG